AACGTATAGTTTTAACTTTATTGCCAGATTTTGCAACAACAACGTGAGATTTTGTAGGATGATTTGGTGTGCGTTTCGGTTTGTTATAACCTGATACACCGATACGTTTGAGTAAACTTTTCTTTTCCATTTTTTCAGTATAACAAAAAAAGCCCCTGTGTGGGGCTTTAAAAGGGGGTATCAACCTTAAAAAAGGAAATTAATTATACCATGTGTGTCAATCAATGCAAGCTAATCTTTGTTCATGGTATTTAATTAGTTCATTAAAGTGTTGCAGCATATCTTCATAGTCTTTTTTATACAGTTTTTTTAACTTGCGTTTGTCTTGATGCATTTGTCTAACAAAATCCTCGCCATACATATCAATCATCCATAACGTATATTGACCTTCTGCGCTGCCTTTGCTCATACCAAAACAATTACAACCTTTGCATTGCGGATGCACGTTCTCTACTTCTAACGCCCAATATGATGAGCTACCTTTAGCTATGTAGTGTCCGCCATCTGCGTCTTTCCAATGTAATTTTTTGTCGCATGATACGCATTGCACCATACCAAATTGGTCGGCAGCAGATATTCTCGCTAGTTTTTGTAGTGCAGTCATACACTTTTTGCGTAGTTTTTGACTCATTCTTCTGTCATTGACTTTGATGGGAACGGTATGTGTATGCCTGTGCGCTCACTTAATGCTAAATTGATCGCATCATAGACCTTAGATACTTTATCTGATTCAATGTCTTTTGTTGATGATACACCGTACATGGTGTTTTGTATTGATCGCCAAAATTCTTTAAATGATTCTTGAGTCCAGGGTATCTCAATAGCGTCCCTTAAAAACTCAGCGTTAAGTTGATGATAGTAACCAGCATCATTTAACATTCCAGCAGCATTTCTGAAATAAACTTCAAGTGCTGCTTGTTGTTTAGGTGATCTTGGTCTGCTTGTTTTGCAAATAAACGTAACAAAATCATGTTGATCACATATCTCGTCAACAAATTTTTTGAAACATTCTCTTTTGTGGTCGTTGTTTACATGCCAATGCCGAGCCATATTATTTAACCAATTTTTTACTTAACCATTTTTTGCTGAGTGCTTGATTGTATTGATTTTTTTCTTTTTTGGTAACAAACGGTTTATACTTTCGCTTCTCCATATCTTGATCATCAAACCAGTCTTTGTCTTTTAGACGTTTTCTAACAAATGTGGGTGATCTATCAAATGCTTTTGCAATATCTGACGCAGCATACTTTTCACCGTAAGTAAGTTTACGAGTGCGCCCCTTGTACACTCTATAAATTATTTTATGCATTCATTCCTAACTCTTCTTTAAGTTTAGCAAGTGCAATTATATTTTTTTCTCGTCTTTCTTTTTGACTATCTGGCTGCAACTGGTTTGGTATGTAAAGTTTATGATATCTGGCTATTCTGTACTTTGTTTTTTCTAAACTTAGTATTGCATCAATATCGGGAAACGTAAACTTATCGTTGCCTTTTTGCCTTTCTGCATGAAGTTCATCAAACAATGCGTTGATTTCTTCTCTACTCATCTTTGCTATTGATTTGCCAAACTCTCTCTTTGCTAGTGACAATGAATTATCATCAGGCCATTGCGCTTGCATACGTGAAATGCCATAAGTGTTTTGCAATCTAAAAAAGAAATAAGCAATTACATCTTTTTCGTTTTTGCTAAAAGTCTGTGGCTTTTTCGTAGTCGTATATGCTTGCTGCATAAGTTGTTTTAGCTGTTGTTTTTCCATAGTTGTTTCTCCTTTTTTTGTCGTTTGATTCCCAATAAGATAATGCACGTTTCCAGTCTTTCATTTTGACTTTACCAACTACCCACCCTTTTGATGAATGGTAATCATAAAATTGTTGTACATCACATTGATAACCTTTTTTATTTTTATATTCTTCTAATTCATCAATAGTAGGTATATTAAATTTAATATTAATACTTGTATTATTATCCTCCTCTTTTTTGGGGATACCCCCCTCCACAATTTTGTCCATACCCCCTCCACAAATTTGTAGATACCTCTTGCTAATTTGACGTGTACCTTCTTTGTATTCAACCGTCATTTCAATGTATCCAAACACATGTAATTGTTGTATAAGTCTACTAATTGATTTTTTTGTCATTCCATACAGTTCAGCAAAATAATTATTTGACGCCCAACACCTACCCTCTTTATTGCAAAGTGATGTAATCTCTCCGTATAACAACTTAGCATTAGGTGATAGACGTTCATCATATCTAACGCTGGCTGGTATGATGGCGTAATAGTTTGGCTTCACAAAATTATAATTACTCATTCGGCAGCCCTAATAAATTCAGATAGCTTTACTTCGCAAGCATCTGATATTTTTTGTAACGTACCTACTGACGGTATTCTTTCACCTCTAACTATCTTTGAAGTCATAGAGATTGACATTCCGCACTTAGCTGCAAACTGCGATTGATTAAGATTAAATTCATCCATGTAGTGATTCATTGCTTTGGTAATATTCATATTATTCCTATACTTGTTGTACTAATTATTTGTGATATGGTACAATGTGTAAAACATTTATTCAATAAATAAATAAAAGGGAGTAGTAAAATGGGATGTCAATTTCCAAATGATGAGATTAGTCATTGCGATAGATGTGGTGAATACGAGGATAGTTATTTGTATATCACCGTTGATGTCTATGGCATATGCAGCAACAAAACAAGATTTGACGATGGATCAACTTACGTATGCCACGATTGTCTAACTGAAGATGAGTACAAGTTACTTAAAAGGTTAAATGATTTTGATCGTGGTGATGCTGACTGTCAGTTAGGTAAGCCACATATGCCAGGGCAAAGCACCGAATATGACTGGGCTTATGGTGCTAGGTACGCAAAACAACAGATGGATGATGCAAAGTTAGAATATTTAAATAAATTTAACGAAAAATTATTGGGGTTATAAGATGAAAACAAATATACCAGAAAACGTAGCAAAGGTATTTAAAGAAATGGGTATCAAGCCTACAAACGAGCACTTGTGGGATTGTCATGGAACTATGGTTATCAAGCATAAAACACTTGAGAAGCTAGCTGCATTCAAAGGAATAAAGTTTGATAAGCCTGAGTTTATAGAGGTCAGCATTAAGAACAAAGAAGTAGCCATCTTAGTCACTGGTCATCTTGGCGATAAGACTGAATGGTCAGTAGGTGAGTCAGCGCCTTACAACTGCAAGAATAGCTATCCGTTTGCCATGGCAGAAAAGCGCGCGAAAGACCGCGTGATCTTGAAACTCGTTGGCTTGCATGGTGATGTGTACAGTGAAGATGAAGCTGACGATTTCGCGGTCAAACCATCTTACACAATAGAGCAAAAGTCTAGGCTCGATGATGCACTTAATCGTAGTGATAGTTTAAGTATGTATGCTCTTATGTCACGATGCACAGAAGATCAGGCAACGGGCTTGTTTAATTCTTTTAGGCGTGGTGATGTAAGTGTTAACAAGGAAAAGATTAGACAACTCAGCCATCAAGGTAGCGGACGATGGAAGAAAATACAAGCTGATGTTGAGAACGCATTGCGTGATTCGGACGCGAAAAGAGAAGTAGTACAGTATCTTGAAGAAGAAAATCTATCTGTGTCTGATATGGAGTTCTTGCATACTTTGTTAGATACACACGATTCAAATCAACTATTCGAAATGATGGGGTAATGTATGGGTATGTATTTTAGAATTAACTTTGATATAGATTTAACAAAGATAGATAAATCTAGGATTAGAGAGGGAGAAAAGGGTGGCAAATACGCAAACTTTACGGTGTTTTGTAACACTGATAAAGTATATGATGACTACGGAAATAGCGGTTTTGTTAGTCAGGCTTTAAACAAACAAGATTTTGACAATGAAAGGAATGGAATTGCATTACCAGAAATGCCAAATATTGGTAAAGCCAAGGTGGTTTATCCTAAAAATGATACACCTCAAGCTAAGTCGTTACCAGCAAGTGAGCAGCAGACAAAAGAAAAGTCGGAAGATAGTAAATTTTTTGATGATGATCTTGATTGGTAAAGAAAAGGGGGCATGTAGCCCCCATTTTTATGACGTGTAAATGTATTTTGTCCATTCATCTTTTTTTTCGATTGTCTTAATACGATGACCCTCTGCTCTTAAATCGTATATTCTAGCCGACAATCTGTATATGCCTAATTTTCTCAGGCTTTGCATTGGATCAATAGACCCGTTATTTTTAAGATAATGTAATAGTTTTTTGTTCTGACTCATAGCACCCCCCTTATCAATAAATTTAATAAAGTTACAAGCGCATAAGAGCATATTGACACAGATGCGAGTAAAACGAATAAGCCTAAACGCGATACTTTTAAGCCTGTAATGCGGTTATTGTATCGCGTAAAACTAATATGTCGTTTATTATCGTGCAACATGCCTCGTTTCTTGAAGATATAATCTAAGGCGCGCATTTGTCGATTGACTTCATCCATCTGTTGGTTACTGTTCATCGTCTAGTACCTCGTTTATTATTTTTGGCTTGAGAATTTTGCCAGTGTTGGCTTGATGGTAATCTTCTAAGAAATCCAAAAGTTTAGAAAACCTATCGCTCCAACACTCTACTGGTGTGTGCATGATATCGTTAATGGCGTTGTAAATAAATTTAGTGTGTAGTCTGCTCATATTGCTGCTTCCTTTTTTGAAATAAAATCTTTATATTCTGCGGTCTTCGTGTAGACCGATAACAGTTCGATTAAATCTTTCGCATCTTGTTTAGCTTGTTCAACTTGTTCATCCTTAAAACCGATGGCGAGTTGTTCCGCAATTCTCACAAGTATTTCTGATTTAGTGTCTGATTTTGTGTCAATGGCTAGCATCAAGGCATCAACTAGCGCGTTGTATCTATCGTATGTTGGTTTCATTGTGTCACCTCTCCCTTTATCCTAATTTTAATGCGTTCCCAATTTGTTTGAGCGATTCTCACCGCTGTTGCCGCTTGTGCGCGGGTAGCCTTAACGCCCAGTTCGTCAGTAGCAAACTCAGCAGCGGCCTGAAATGCTCGCTTCCAGCAGCACTCAAATTCATAGGAAATTAAAGCTGCATCTGCCATCTGATTAATTTCTTGATGATATAAATATCTTCTTTTCATTATCTCCCCCTAAATTGTTTGTGGTTTTACTTTGAATACATAACCGAGTGATTTCATCTGATCGATCGTGTAGTCGGTTAGCGTTTTAGTTCCAGCGATACTTGCAAATGTCGTGCTGACTTTGCACGCTGGATAGATTCGATCCTCACCGTATATTGATTTAATTGTCACTAATACTTCTCGCTCGTTCATAATATAGTCCTTTTAAGTTGATAATTAATTAAAGCTAGTTTTGATATACTCGTCCCAGATCTAGCAACTGGGACAACCTCATATTTTTACTTACAGAGATCATGCAAGTGCTGCTTATGCGTTCAAGTTTGTTAGTTGATATTCACCGCTAGCGATCTTTTTGCGCGTTTCTGCGATGCCTTCGTTTAAAAACTCGTTCCTATATCTGCCAGTGGTGACAGAATAATCCCAGTAATAATTGTCTAATACTATTGAGCCGTCATTTTTTCTTAGTGCAATGATGCTTCTATAGCTTTGGAAATAATCACCGTCTGCTGTACTAATAATAAATTGGTTCGGTACTTTGTGCCCTCGTGGGCTTGTCATATTTGAAACTTTCATCGTTTACTCCCTTTTTAATATGTATCTTTTAAATAAAGTTTATTTTCCCAGAGTATAATTTTGTAATCTGGGTTTAGTTTTTTAAGCAGCTTAATATTTAAATTCATACTCTCGACAATTTCCCAGCTTTTGCTTTTCTTGTCGATTTCGCAATGATAAAGCTCGCACTCGTTACTTTTAATATTTTCATCGATAAAATCATCCCAGGTTTTCATTATGACCTCCATATATCCGCATCGGATAGTTGATTTCCTATTGGACAGCTTTTTATATATTCCCTAGCTAGTTTTAAAGCCTCTGGGTAATGTGTCGCTATAAGCTGCCGATTGTTTATATCGCAGTCACAGATTGCAGCATGTAAACTGCCCAACGCTCGCCTTATATCGTCCGCGCGTGTTGCTGCGAATCCTTTATCAATTAAAGTTTGTTCAAATGTATCTCCTATACTCATCAGAATACCCTCCTTTTTGTTGTCTGATATGCGCAGTATAACACCTGGTACAGAAAGTACAACTGTAATAATAATATTAATTAAAAGTGTCATATATACAGGGGGAATATACATAAAAGTGTGTTTTTATTGTGTGAAATAATATTAAAGATTACAATTACTTACTTACAAAGTGTGAAATATGGAGGTTATATAATGCCAAGTAGAAAAGGTTCGCCAAATAAACCGAAAAGACTGCTGATTAGTCGGCTGCAATCTGCATACGGTGCGCGGTTTCATCCCATCCTTAGGCTAGCAGAAAACGCAGTGAGACTAGATGAGATAGCAAAGGAAACAAACGACATAGCAGCAATTAAAGCTGCGGTCGAGGCATGGGATAAGATAGGGTCTTATACTGAACCGAAACTAAAAGCAGTAGAAATCCAGCAGGAAAATAACGAGTTGATCGTAACAATCAATAGAAAAGATTTTGCTGGCTCTAATACAGAAAGTACAAATTAGTTAAAATATTAGTACCCCATTTGACAGTCGGCAGTTGTACATATATATATGTCTCGCTCAAAAAAAAATTTTTTTCTAAGAAAAAGAAAAAATGCATATAGAACCTTTTGTATATAATTGTAAGTTATCTCGTGTAATTGATGGTGATACTGTTGTGTTATCGGAGATTGATTTAGGATTTGCAGTATATCTTCATAATAAGACTGTAAGAATTGCAGGTATAGATACTCCTGAATCAAGAATTAACATAAAGAAGTATCCTGAACGAGCAAAAGAGAAACAATTAGGCCTTTTAGCGAAGGTAAGACTAAAAGAGTACCTAAAGGGTCAGATAACGATTAAATCGCATGGTACGGATAAATATGGGCGTATACTGGGTGATTTATATTGTGAGCTAGGTAATGTTGCTGATCTTCTTAAATTAGAAAAGTTAGCTGTTGATTATGATGGTGGGACAAAAACAAAGGTGTGGTTATGACGTCAATGAGTAGTCGTGGCAAGAAAGGGCCAAATCATGTACATTCTTTAGACAAAGAAACGCGTGATAGGTATTTCCCAGAATATAACGGAGGTAAGGGTAGCCATGCACGAACCTCTACCAAAACAACTAGGCAACGCTTTCAAGATAACTACGATAAGATAAATTGGAATCGTAAGTAATGCGTATTGAATATAACCTAATGCCACAGGGTGAGGTACTTCAAAAATTTAACGATTGTCGTGCGCGTAATTCTTTTATTATGGGGCCGCTAGGATCAGGTAAAACCGTTCAATGTATTCTTAAATTATTTGATTTAATGTGTGAGCAAGCACCTGTTAGTAAAAAAAATCATAAAAACTATGGCGTAAGACTATCTCGTATTATTGCAGCTAG